GCAAGATAATAAGGAAAAGCAGCAAAAGAAATGTTTTTGTATTTTATATTATTCAAATGTTTTTGTATTTTATTATGAAAATGTTTTTAGAAAATTGGCAATCAAACGCCAAACAACGCGATATTGGCCTGTACAGTGGACACGATAATAATAAGACTGGTTGGTGTTGCAGGCAACCCTAAGCCAGAAATAGTAAGTTGTGAACCAGTAGTGCCAGTCACGTTTAATATAGCAAAGAAGGAAGCATTGTCACTAGTGATTCCAGAAGGGGGAGAAAAGAGAGTGTTATACGCATTAGCGACCGTAAGACCAGTCCCAGCAAAAGTGGGATTGGTCAAAGTTCCAGTGGTCGATGTGCCCCATCTAACATAAACAGAGAAGTAACCGGTTAGTCCGGCAATAAACCCTATGCCAGCACCATTAAGGGTCACTCCATGCAGAGTAGAACCAGGATCCACAGTACAACCACCTGTAGGAAGGCTATTAGACCACCCAGTAGTGGCGTTAAAAATGGCAGTGGGGGTTTGATTGGTTACTGAGCCCAACGCCAGCGCGGGCTTACGTAACTCAATATCATAAGACACCCACAACTCACCAACCACATTAGTTTGACCAGTTTGACCACCAGCAGTTGCAACTGCCACACTACAAAGGTCATACAATTTAATGTCACCTGAGGTTAGTGTGGCAGTCCTTACATACTGATTGGACATTGGAGATTCACCAGGTGCGCATTCAATAGGCAAGACAACATCACAAGACGGTACAGTATCAACTGACCACATCTCATTCAACATCTGAGTCTTACTTATAAACGAAGGCGCATCTGACCGGTACTGTGCTGCCAACATAACACTGCCCATAGCAGTGTTAGTGCCAGACACAATAGCGGTAGCACTAGTGGACTTATACTCAAAAACCAAACCCTTGAATGAATACTCCTGAAAATTGGCTGCAATAGCAGACAAAAAGGGAAATGTGGCCACCCAACCAGGATTGACTGGATATGAATTAACCGTAAAGGTAGGACCCGCGATAGCTATATCAGAAATATATTCGCGGTGTCTAAACCGAACTGATTCATTAGCACTATGCATAATTGGTACCTGTTGACTAGCACTCCAGAGTGTATTAGACTCTAAAGAATAAGAACCAGAACCAAAAATTTTAGGAAATCCAAACATACCACCAACAGCGTTACCACCGCCAAGCAGCATACGACCCAGGTCAGTGACCTGGGAACTGGGCTTTCCCATATCCTTAAGGAGCTTAGTGATTTGAGCCAATTCATTCTTGGAATTACTAGTGGCATTCTTCTTAGCCTTAGGCTGTTTCTTTTTATTTTTATTTTTCGGAGGCATGTATTGGATCCCCCGCCCGCAGGGGACTGTACATCATGGGGAAACCTCTAGGGTATTCCGTGCAGTCTCTCGACACTCCGTTGTTACCAACTTGGTACGTAAATATTTACATGCAAAGCAAAACGTTTTGGATATATTACACCCCATAACCCAATGGGAGCGGCTCCGACCCCACCTTTAACGCTAGGTGTAGCGTGAAACTCAAAAGGGTAACTGCACATACTCGCGTATGCCAGGGCCGTCCTCCCAGACGACCGTTAGAGAAGCATAATACTTCTCGATGCAGAGTTGTTCATCAGGCGAGATGTTGAATGCGATAAAGAAACTAGCGCGAGTACGCGAAGAAGGCGACCGCACATTTGCTTCCATACCATTAGTTAGCATTCGAACACCCCATCCCCACCCAGTTTCCTTCTTAGACAGCCTTTTGCCAGTGGATGAACGAACATACAACTGATAGAAGGACTGCCAACAAGGAATACCAGAGGTGAGAGCTAA